TTAGTTGCACGACCATTAACGTTAGAACGAACAGAAGATTCTTTGTATTCACCTTCCACTTCTTCACCTTCTTCCATTTCATAGCCCATACTTTTATCTCCTGAATATTTTCTTTTACCCATTCCTTCACTTTCTTTTCTTCTATCAGCAAAAGACTGTCTCATTTTTCTACCATGGTCCTTCATACCCAGAGAGTCATCCAAGTCAGCATTATAACCTTCTTCCATTTCGTCTTCATCACCAAGTTCGATTTCGTAAACAACCTCGTCGTCTTCTTCTTCCATTTCATAACCTTCAGTGTATTCGTCTTCTTCTTCGTCAACGATTACTTCTTCTTCTTCTTCGTAACCCTCTGTTTGAATTTGATATTCAACATTAGCTTCCTCATCTTTTAAGTGAATCTCATCACCGTCTTGTGTTACCACAATACCGTCTTCTTCACCCATAGCTTTGAAAACTTTAAGGATTTCCTCATCAGAAGCACCTGTTAGGTCAAGTGGTAAAAGAATTTCTTCTTCGTCATCCACTTCTAAATCATCACCTGGTAAGTCCATCATTAGCATTTCATCAGAATCCATTTCATCTTCCATATCGTCCATGTCTTCCATGTCTTCCATTTCGTCTTCCATTTCATCTTCTACTTCATCTTCAACATCCATCATGTCAAGCTCTTCTTGTTCTTTCATTTCGTAGTCCATTTCTTTGTACATACCTTTTTCCTTTTTTTCGCCTTTCATTTTTTCTGCTGCAGATTCTTCCATTTCAACCTCTTCATCAGATAGAGATTCTTTTACTAATTCACTGATTTCTTCCTTCATAGTAGAAGCAAGTATTCCTTTTGCATTCTCCGTTACGGCTTCCTCCAAATTCTTCATTTGTAGTAGTGCCTCTTCAACTAGATTTTGTTTTTTTTCTGCCATTATTTTAATTTTATTGCAAAAGTTTATTTATAGTTTTATTAATAAATATACTGAAATAAAAAAAAATACCTTTTTCATAACTTTAAGCAAAAAAAAATCGGGTATTAACCCGATTTTTAGAATTATCTGATAAAGAGAAGATATTACTCAAATACCTCGTCAATTTTACTTTCAACACATGCGGTAATTCTCCAATCGTGTGGGAAACCCTCAAAGTTTTTAGTAACCTTAGCTTCAACGTCGGTAACGTTTATACCTTTAACTAATTTCTCTTCTCTGATTTTCTTAATTTTTCCTGAGTTCTCGTCAGGTAAGTCATAACTGATTTTTGCTACAAAATATTTTTCGTCCATAATATAAGTTTTTAATACCCTAAATAATCGGACAATTTTTTCATTAAGTCAAGTGATTTGTCTAAACCACCTGTATTTTGTGTAGGTAAACTTCTTTGTTTAGTTTCTTCTTCAATATTTTCATCATACTTCATACGCTCATCTTTATTCAAGAATAAGTATGCACCTGGTGTTGACGGTGAAGATACAAGGTCAAAACAAATTAATTCAAAATCTTCTTGAACTTCATTGCGTTCACCCTTCTTTACTAACGAACCTACTCCACGAGATGATACACCCATAGTAACACCTTGTCTCATAAGGTTTGCTGCTTGGTCACCAGGACACGAAACAACACCACTTTGGTGGAAACCTGGTGAGGTTAATAATTTAATCTTACCCATTAATACATTTCCTTCCCACCACATATCTGTAATAAGGTGAGATACACGGTCCAAATCAATTAATGATGATTCAGGGTGATTAAGTTCTGAAATAGATAAACCTTTATCAATGGCTTGAGTATATTTCTCAGCTTCTCTTCTTAATATTTTTTCAGGGTAGATACGACCGTTTCTGTTTGGAGTATCATATTTTTGTAGAACAGCGTAAAATTCGAATGGTTTTGAATGGTCTAATTGTCCATAAGATTCTTTAATAACCTCTGCGTTTCTCCTATCATTTGGATTGATGAAACCTGCATCCCATTCAATCAATATACCTTTACCTGTATCGTTTGGACCTAATATTTTCATATCCTTTTATTTTATAAATATCTTATACTCTTAAATTAACGTCCCATTCAGTTATTTTAATCGGAGTAACTCTAAGTAGACTGTTTATTTTTTTTACAATAAACATCTTATAGTTATAAGCAAGTTCACTGTCGTTACCTTCACCTGACCAAAAAACATAATTCTTAGCAAATTGAGTTACATCTTGTCCCTCATATATTACTTCACCAATATTTACGTGAACAGTGATGTCTTTATCTTCTATACTACCTTCCATCAAAACTTCGTGTGGTATAACAATAGAGTCTCTCCATCCAAATTCATATGAGAAATTATTTGGGTCTATCCTATTATTAAGGTTATCCAAGAGCGTATTAGCCTCGGATAACCTTTTTAATTGTTTCTCTGTTATTAAGATTTTCACTTTTTATCTTTTAAGATAAATATGTTACACTTTTTCTTTTTTTGTTTTGTTTAATGTAAAATAGTTTGAGTTCATAAGTGGATAAGTATAAATTGTTTTAACAATATTCTTTATTTTATCTCTTAACATAATTGATTTGAACTCCATATGTTCCTTTAAAAATAAAGTAATTTCTAAATTCATAAAACTTCTTTTTCCTACTTGTATTCCACTACTTCTTAAGTCTAAGTCTACTATATTATGTTTTTCAAAAACTAATGGGTCAACAACATCTAATAAGTGATGTTTAATGTCTCTTCCTAACATACCCGTAACACTTTTCCAATTGTTAACTTCTTTTATGGGTTCTACCCAACTTTGTATTACAATATAAATTGATTTTAATTCTTTTGCATCTACAGTTCCATAACTACATTTAGCATTATCAAATCCCTTTAACTGGGACGTTTTACCTTTTTTCATATATTTTTTTCATATAAAAGTTTATTTATGTTGATAATTATAATCTATATTTTATACGATGTCAAAATATTGACGATTTAAGAATATTTATATATATTAAGGACAGTTATGATTATAATTAAAGTAGAAAAAAACGAAAACATAGATAAAGCTCTGAAACGTTATAAGTATAAGGTTTATAACACCAAACAAATTGAAAATATACGTGAAAGACAACAATACGTTAAGAAATCCGAAAAAAGGAGAAAACAAAAACAAAAAGCCAAGTATACACAAAAAATAAAGGGTTCATTATACTGAACCCTTTTTTAATTATAATATATTTTACTATTACAATCCTTGTTCTAGTTGTTTTAATTTATATAGTGATATTAATGAGATTTCAGACTCATTAATTTTTTCGATTGTTTTTTGAACTTTTTCGTGTAGTTCAGAATCTTTAGATTCATTTAATTTGACTTGTAATTTATCAATAACATTAAGTTTTGATTTTTTGATTTCCTCAATTAAAGATTTTTTATCTAAAGATAAAAGACTTTTTAATTCTTGTTTTTCTTCTTCAGATATATTACCATACTCTTTATTAAATGTGTTTGTTGCAATTTTTAACATTGAACTTAACGGAATGTTCATTGATTCATTAATTGTTTTTTGAACAGGTGATTTAATTACTGTGTTCTTAATTCTGTTTTTACTTTCTAAAACTTTTTCAAGATTTTTTACTGTAGTATTATAAACCACAGAATCAATATCCGAGTAACTATTTTCGACAATTTTTGTTACATTTTCTGAAGCCCACATATTAATCTCGTTGATTTTATCTATATTATTTAAAACAATATTCTTAATTGTTTCAATACTTTCGTTTACATAATCGTCAACAATGTCTTTAGATAAACCTTTATTCTTTGAAAGTTCATCATATAAGAAATACGCCTCAGCAATTGATTTATTTTCAATAATGTTTTTCTTGAATGATTTCATATGGTTTTTAAAAGATGGTTTACCATATGAATTTGTCATTAAAGACTCTATATTAGATTTTATTTGTCCAAACTTATTCATAATGTTTTTTTATTATAAATATTAGTCATCTAGTAATGTTCTTAATTCATCCTCAATTTCACTTAAAGATTTACGTCCTTTAGATAAATCTAACTCAGTTTTTCCATTAATCATATCATCTTCTAATATTAAATTAAGGTCTTTTTCTTTTGTGCTCTCAGGAGTCACTTCACCACCAGTTTCAACTTCTGGTGCACCACCTAAGTCACCGCCACCACCTAAGTCACCACCACCTAAGTCACCACCTCCGAAATCAGTTCCACCACCACCAAATCCTGTATCTGCAGGTTCAGTAGTTTCTCCTTCAGGTGCCCCATTATCAACAGGTTTGTTACCATATAACTTATCAATATTTGCAAATATTCCTGTTTTGGTAATAACCTCAGCAGTCTTTTCAAGTTCAGCTCCAACAGCTTTTTCAATACGTTGTTGTTGTAAGTCAAGTTTGATTTCCTCATCAGAAAACCCAAGAATATGTTTCTTAGCCCACGATGTTGAAACAGGTTGAATTCCATTACCTGGGTCAGAAACGGCATCTTTATAAAGTTGAATTTTAGTTTGCCATTGTTCAATCTTAAGAAGGTCCGCTTGTGTAGATGGATTACTAAGACCTAATGTAAAGTTATTTAATTCATCTTCAAAACCTAAAACATATAAGTGAATAATCGCAACTTTATTCAATTCTTGAATCATAGATTTTTGTATTCTATTGATT